CCATTTTTATCGGCTTTGTCTGCCCATTTTGAATCGTTTGCCAGCGTATTTGCCGTCACAAATTTTGTGTCATCTGTGCCAGCATCAACTTCGACTTGCGATGCTTTAACGGCTCGCAAAGAAGAATCTTTAAACGTTTTTGGCGTCAGGAATGTAGCTGTATCTGTGCCTGTGTCAACCTGTGACTGTGTGCTGGCCAGCGGAATGACGCCATAAAGATTTGTGCCATCGCCGTAAAAAACCCTGCTTGATCCTTGTGTAATCAATCCGCCAGTGCCCGATGCGGTTTTGCAGGTAATGGTATAAGCGCCGGTCGTGTTGTTAGTGACAATCCATGATTTAACTGTTGTCGGAAAAATCAGATTGACGTTTGCCGATAGCGTGCCGGATATGACAATCATATCTCGCGCCGCCTGCAATGCGGTCAGAGTGACATCACTGACGGTCATGCTGACAGAGTGTATGCCGATATTGTTTACCGGCTGCCAGCCTGCGCCGCCCGCGTCCGGGTCGGTTGTATTGTTGTCGGCAGTGCTGACCCAGAATCCGGTACCATCTGCCCGTACCAACATCGCACTTTTGGGATAACCGTCAACATTTGTGTCTGTTGCAAAGTCATTATCGTAGACAAAAAAACCACCGGCTGATTGCCAGCGATTGATTGCCGTTGCCAGCCAGAGAATGCCGTTCATATCCAGTCCGCTCGGCGGTATCCCGCCATCAATCAGTGCCTGACGTGTCGGCGGCGGGAATCCGTCATTGAGCGATGCCCGACCGTCAAAAGGGCTTGAGCCTTCGGGAATAACGTCTTTTTCGCCATTCTCGGCAAATGCAAGCGGTATTTTATCTGGCTGTTCGGATAGCAGCATTTAAACCTCGACAATCGACACGTTAACCCCAACGGGGAACGGCAATAATTGATTGACAATAGCACGATCTAGTGCCGTTAATACAAACTCAAACGTATAGCTAAAAGACATCCCGCTAATGTCAGCGACATAGCATTTTCCGCGCCCGGTAAACAGTTTACTGACGATGGCATTGAGCGACGGAATGGTAGTGGGCGAGATGTTGATCAGCGCCTTAGTCATCAACACATTGCGATAAGTGTTGTTGTCCAGGCTTACCGCGTTGCTATCACTACTGCCGTTATAAAATGGCGCTTGATCAAACGGTTGATAGTCCGGGTCATTACCGCTAAAACCAAAATACTCGCCCGATTGGATGACAAAAAACCGGCGGCTAACGCCAAGTATGCGCCCCCACAAGTCAAGGCCAAACGTTCCAGCGGTGTTGATATTCCAGATGGTTTCGTAGAACGTTTCAAAATTGGCAGACGGGTCTATCCACTGATTTGCGTTATCAATCATCTGTAGGATAGTTGGCGAATTAGCGTACTGGCTAATAATCGTCTGCGGATAATCTCTCATACCAGCGACACCAGAATGTTTGATGCGTCAAGAGTTGGGTTCTCATCAATACCAAAAGCTACTGAGTTGTTAATCACTGCGCCCGTTCCCTTTGCCACCAGCACCGACAGAATTAACACATTCGGACTGATAGCGGCGATGCCCGCGTAAAACTGGCTGGCCAATACCGTGCCGCCTATTCGCGCCCGTTGTGCCCCATTTGCGCCGTTAAATGATTCAATAACAGCGGCCTTGACCGACGCAATGATGCCGGACGGCAACAACGGGCTGTTCCTGATTTGCACGGTGACTTTTAGATTAGTATCTGTCGGTCGGTTGAATGTGATGTCATATTCCGGTTGCGGGATGCTGTATGACGTATCGGCGACGGTGACGGTTGTATTGCCGTTCATATCCGCGCCTGTGCCGGACGATGATTGGAAAATAGCGCGTGCGATGTCGTCGTTATCGCCACCAACAACGGCAACGTAGATGCTATGCGGTGCAAGTGGATAATTTGTTGAGCCGTAATTCAGGATTGTGTTTCGCGTATTTTGCACAACCAGGACATCGAGCACGTTGGCGACGGCAAACACTGCGCCTTCGACTACGCCAAGCGAGCCGTTGCCGTTTTTCATCACGCTCAACTGGCGTCGGTATTCAAATTCCTGCGGCGACTCTACATCGCGGCCTAACGTCCCAGCCGCCGGATTTTCGACGCTATCCCAACCATTGATTGCCTGATAGATTTTAACGCTATCAATCGCGCATGGTATCGGGCCATTCTGGATGTTAGCAAACGCTAAAGTGACTGTACCGTCAATACCGATTGTCCCACCATCAACAGCATAATACAGATTGCCGTCAATGTCGGTAATTTGCGTGTTGGCAGGGATCACTGTCCCGGATGCGCCGCGACATAGCACGCTAACCGATGTTGGAGCGGGCGGATTGCGGGTCATAAAATAAATTTGGCCGATAGCATCCTGCATGATGCCAGATGATGTTGCCGGATCAACCAGTGATACATACTGTGCAAATGTATCATTATTATCAGCAATGATTGCTGACCAGGACGATGACAGTTGGCCTTGCGGCGTATCCAGTGCGGATGATAATTGGTTGCCAAACGCTGCATTAGTGTCTGCAACTACACCGGCCAGAATGTCGGACTCGGAAGGCAGAACAAGGCCGGTCGCCGTGAATTGAATCGGTGGAACGCTGCTAGAACCCGACACTGTAACTACCCCCAAAATCATCTACAAACTGAATTTGCCCGGTAATTGTCCGGTTGTCGAATGATCCAATCACTACATCTGCCGACGCCACCCCCGGCACGCCAAGCGCCGCATTGATCAAATACTGTTTCAGTGTGGCTTCGGTCGGCAGTTGCCCAAGAATATCATCAAAATACGGTATGCCTTTGGTGTCATCGTACCACAACTCACCCAAAAACAAACGACACGCGGAGGCGACGTCCTGCGCCAGTGAATACGGCTCTGTGGCGACTGCGATGTTGCCGGACGCATCGACACATAAATCCCAATATGTTTGGTCTAGCAACAGCGTACTCATAGGATATTTATCTCGCAATTAGTAATGCTGTCGGCTTTATTTTTCAGCGCGTCAACAATCCGACTAATGCCGATAACCATTTCTGCAATCTGTATTTGATAAATAGTGGTTGGCGCTGCTAATGGCTTGATGACAGACTCGATCAGGCCGTTAATCCAGTCGATTACATCGTCGGGCGATGTTGGCGGGTCTAGCAAGCTGAGTACGGGTTGAACTTTGGCGAGTTGGTCTTGTGCCGCCTGCAACTGCTCTTGCAGGGATGCGATGATTTTGTCGGCTTGCGCTTGCAGTGTGACGCAATCAGGGATGGCTTCAATTTGCGCGACGATGTTGTCGTAATATTGGGGATTCAGAATAGCCATGCGCCAGCCTCACGTTATATTAGTAACTATACCATTGACAACTGTCACAACGCTACCTGTCGGCGTTGTAAAGCTGCCTGTTGCGCCGGATGATATTTGCATGTTGCCGTTCACCGTCATGCTGGCCAGTACAGTCAACATCGGGGTGGCAATTTCCAGCCCAGCGGCGGCGAACCGGATGTATTGTGACAGCTCGCCGTTGAGTATGCCACCCAGATACACACCATCAGACATCGACATCATGCGGCGGGAATCCGGCGGCGATACTTGTTTGGTGTTGACTACTTTTGTGATGTCGCGCTCGGCAAATATAGCCAGCCCGATGTCGTCTTTTTTTGGATCAATTACAATGCCGTTTGTCCCGCCCTGAATCCGCACGTAGGGCAACTGGTATAATTCGCCATGTGGCACGGCCTGGCCGCTGCCGTTGACTTGTGTAATCATCGGCATGACATCAACTGTGCCGATGCTATCCGGTAAATCCTCGCCCGTACATGACAGCACTTTAACGATAGTCATCGTGTGTTTTTGGATTAGCAACTGCTCAATAGCAAACCGGATTGCGTTGTATTCGCTGGCGTTTGTCTGCCTGCCCTGATTGCCAAATACTGCATTGATCATGACGGCACTAACCCATTGCCAGTACAACGCACGGTCGTAAACCATGCGCCGCCCGGCTTTTCAGATTCCAGTTTGTGAACCATGCTGCACACCTGCCACAGCCCGTTAGCCTGCGGAATGTCCGATTCCATAATGATTTGACTGCCAAACAAAATGGACCGATTGAATAGCGTGTTAAACGTGATGCCCACTTTGTCAAACGTAGGATAGCCGATTAGCCCCGACTGACTGGTAATTAATGGCACTCGCGCTGTCCGTTTGCGAGTCAGCCCTTTGGGGCAAATAGCCAGTACGGTGTCGTCAAGGTAAAAATCGGTCTTGGTGTCTGCTGCCAAATTGCGGATTTGATCTATAGTCGATCCCCCATAGTTGGGGTTTGTAATTTTGGCGGTAACGCCGTTTTTTTCCAAAGGCACGCCAAGCCGTTTTGCTAAAGTCAGCATCAGGTCAGATACGTTTGCCGTGCCTTTGTAGACCAGCGGATCGCCTAACTCTAGCTGCTGAAAATAGCC